CCGACCGGTGCACTGTCCACAAACTGAGCCCCCTCAGGTTTGTTGCTCGGCAGGCCAACCTTACACTGTAAGGCAACTGGGCGCATCTGCTCTAGCCCACCGTGCACCTGGCCTCGTGTGGTTGCACCATACCCCATGGGGGTACCACACTGTGCCCACTGCTCTACACACGTGCCCTGGTGTGCACACCCATGGTACACCCATGTCCTTACATGTGATACAACACATGGTATGTATATGTATGTATGTGTAATACAATGCACAGTACATAAGAGGGGTAGGGGGGGGGAGGGGGTGCCCACCCCACTCACCCCTCAGTGCAATACAATCACTGATACAATGAGCATTCAATACATTCTTTGTATTAACCCTTGTAGCATTTGACCCGGGGGGTTGCTAAACCCGGGTTCGAAGGTGGATATTTGAGCGGAGCGAGGGTTCCCGAGAAAAGACCACCAGGTTTCAGAATATGGCGGATACTGGAAAAAGACCCCCGGGTATGGGGCCCCTCGTGCACCACCCCACGTAGTGGGTCCTCTGGAGGAGAGGGGGTGTATCTGACACGCCTGGGGTAGTGCGGATCGCTGGGCGTGTCGCGTCAGACCGTACAAGGATCGCCCAATCTTGGTAGGGGCACGTGGGGAGGGGGGTAGGGGGGTGGGGTCGATGCGGTTGTCTCAGCTCAGTCTGTGGTCAGGTTCTGTAGCCCAAGCGGAAGAACCTGATTCCATGTACCATTCGAGATCGCAAGCGATCTCTCATGGGAGAACAGGCCACTCCTCGTCGCGGACCTGCGGTCCCCGCCTACATAATTGATTCCGTGACTCCTTAGGGTCGCCACGGAATCAACTTGGGTAGGTAGCCAGGACCGTGTATCGCTGGAGGTTGGTGTCATGGATGTTACCAACACCGACGGTACCATCTCCGCTTGGGCTGCGATGGTCCCTCGTTCAGCCGTGGTGCGTGTTCACCTAGGGTGAACGTCTCCAGTAGGGCGTGACTCGGGTCACACGCTAGGTTGGAATAACTCGGCGGTAGTCTTGGTTGTACAGGGTGAGGCCCCCGCGAGGGCCCCCCAGGAACCCCCCGGTTCCGACCCCCCTGAGCCCCGCTAGTCCGGGAGCCCTGGGAAGCACCCCCGGTTGGGGTGGCGAAGTGAGGTAGCGAGTTGGACGCACGAGACATGCAGATGCAGGCCATGGAGGACAAGATCGACCGCGCGGTGACCGCCGGTCGGGAGTGGAAGCAGACCTCAGCCGCATGGCTGTGGCTGTACTTCAACGAGGACTCGGTCACGGGTCCTGACGGGACGTACCTTGAGCCGGAGGCGAAGGTTCGCCAGTGGGTTGAGGTCAAGGGTCTGGACCTTCTGCACCTCACGGAGGACGAACTCAAGCGTCAGGTGCGTGCGTACCTGGGCGCGTGGGCCCGCCGGGCGAAGCAACTCACGCTGGAGCGTCGCGGCGAGGGCGAGTGGAAGCTGCCGTCCAACCTTGACTGGCCCACCATGCTGGACGAGATGCGCGACGCTGAGGTCCAGGCCCGTCGCGGGGTGCGCCGTCGTGTCGGCATTCAAGCCGCTCCCACGGTGGAGCCGAACAAGCGCCTCATTGGCGACGTGGAGGCTTCGGAGTTCTACGGGGACTTCTACATCTGGATGCACGAGCACAAGGAGGCTCTCGGTCACGACCGTGCGACCCGGGTGCGGCAGATGGCCTCGTTCGCGGTCGAGGAGAAGGAGCGGGGCGAGTCGCCGCCTCAGGATCGGGGCAACCAGAAGGGTCGCAAGCGGGCGACCAGGGTGTCCCTCGACGCCATCCGCGAGGTCGCGCTGGCTGGTGATTGGACCGTTGAGGACGAGCGGATGGTCGGGCTCCGCTAGACGACCGTACAAGGATCGCCCAATACTTATGAGGGCCCAGAGGACATGACCGAGTCGCCGCGCAGAAAGCGGGCGCCGCGCTCCGGGTCCGGCCGAAGACCCCCTTGCACTAGCGGGGGGTCTTCGTGCTGTCTCTACTGGAGGTGACCGCATGGCACGGATGGGCGCGAAGCACGCACCGACCCTCAAGGCCAAGGAATCAGTCATCTCCAGCATCGCGCAGGGCCTCAGTGTTGAGGAAGCCTGCCGCCTGGCCGACCGTGCGGTCAAGACGTACGAGGAGTGGCGCCGGGTCGACAAGGAGTTCGCCCTCCGGATCGACGTGGTCCGCAAGCGCCTGAAGGAGAGGGCTGACGCTGACGGCGTCAGGGCCCCCGGGCGCCGGGACATCTCCTTCGAGGAGTTCCGCAAGGAGTACCTCGGTCGCGAGACCTACCCGCACCAGCGTGCCTGGATCCAGGCCCTGGAGGGCGGCGAGGTCGATGACGACCTGCCTGGTGAGTTCACCCGGGCCAACCCGAACCGCCTGATGGTGAACGTTCCCCCGGGCCACTCGAAGTCCACCGTGATGACGGTGGAGTACCCTGTCTACCGCCTGTGCATGAACCCCGAGACGAGCATCGTCATCGTGGGCAAGACACAGGAGAAGGCCAAGAAGTTCCTTTGGGCGATTAAGCAACGCCTGACGGACCCCCGCTGGGGCAAGTTGCAGGCGGCGTTCGCCCCCGAGGGCGGCTTCAAGAAGAAGGGCGCCGAGTGGTCTTCCACGAAGATCTACCTGGGCTCTGACGTCACGTCCGAGGAGAAGGACCCGAGCGTCATGGCGCTGGGCATCCGTGGTGACCTTCAGGGGTCCCGCGTGCAGCTCATGATCCTGGACGACGCGGTGGACACGCTGAACTGCCACCTGTGGGAGGACCAGAAGAACTGGCTGGACGACATCGTCCAGTCGCGTCTGTACAACGGCAAGCTCCTCCTGATCGGCACGCGCGCGAGCAGCAAGGACCTCTACGCGGCCCTGCTGAACGGCGAGAACTACATCTCGGGCATCAGCCCCTGGTCTCGGCTCAAGCAGCCCGCCGTCCTTCAGTACGCGGACGACGTGGACGAGTGGATGACCCTGTGGCCGCGCTCGACGCAGCCCTACGACCCGGACGACAACCTCTCGGTTGCGGGCGAGGACGGCATGTACCCGGCGTTCGATGGGGCCAAGCTGGCTCAGATCCGCGCCTCGATCTCGGCCGACCGGTGGGCCTTCCTGTACCAGCAGGAGGACTCCTCCAGCGACTCCGTCTTCCAGAAGGAGTGCGTGTACGGTTCTGAGGTGAAGCGCCGGAAGGCTGGCCCCCTAAGGGTGGGCGGGGCCCTGGTGCACGGCTCGGAGGGCATGTACACGATCGCGGGTCTCGACCCGGCGATGGCAGGCATCACCGCCATCACGATCCTGAAGGTTGACACGATCAACGGCAGGATCTACGTGGAGAACGTGTTCACGAAGAAGGCCCCGAACCCGTCGTGGTTCACGGAGGCCATCGTCGCCCTGACGGGCGAGTACGGCGTGAACGAGTGGGTCATCGAGGCCAACGCCTTCCAGTCGTACCTGGCGTACGACGAGAACCTGATCCACGAGCTGGCGATCCGGGGTGTCCGGCTGACGCCGCACGTGACGGGCAGGAACAAGCGGGACGCCGACTTCGGTGTCGCGTCCATGGCCTCCCTGTTTGGTTCAGTGATCGTGAACAACACCGGCCAGCGGACCTTCAACGGGGACAACACCCTGGAGATGCCCGACCGCACGTCGTCCCCGGGAGTCGCAGTCCTCATGGAGGAACTGATCTCCTGGATGCCCGGCAAGGACGGGAAGCAGTTGCTACAGGACACTGTGATGTCCCTGTGGTTCGCAGTTCTGAAGGCGCGTGAGTCGCTGGGGTTCGGCAGGACGAACCAGCGCGAGGTCACGACGCACGTTGAGTCCAAGTACACGAGCCGACGCTCCAGGCGTCAGCGAGCCATCATCCCTGCTGTGGCGATGTGAGGTAGAGGAGGGCAGAGATGGCGTACGACCAGGACGTCGCGCAGCGCGTGACCATGCTTCGAGAGCACTACACCCACCGCGATGCCGTGGCTACCCGAGTCCTCCACGTTCGACGGGGTGACTGGGACAAGGTGGACCCGGACGCGTTCAACGAGCAGTACCCGCGCCCCATCGTGGCGAACGTCATCGACGAGCAGGCGCGCCACGCGACTGCTGCCCTGTCGCCCATGCCCATGATCCGGTGCCGGGCCTCGGTCAACAGCGCGTCTCAGCGCGCGAAGGACCGGGCGGACAAGCGTACCAAGATCGTGAACCACTACTTCGACTCTGCGCGGGTCGAGGACCAGATGCAGATCGGCGCGGACCAGTTCTACACCTTCGGCATGATCGTGGCGGAGATCGTCCCGAACTTCGAGCGGCAGATGCCGGAGATCCGTGTGCGCCAGGCGCAGCACGTGTATCCCGTCTGGGACTCGCAGCTCCGTACGGTCGAGGTGGCGCAGGTCTTCGAGAAGCGCTGCGTCGATCTGATCGCGCAGTACCCCGAGGCGGCCTACGAACTCCGGGAGCATTCGGGCATGCACGGTCGGACCCACTACGAGGTCTACCGGCACGACGACGGCAAGAACATCACGGTGATGATCCCCTCGATCGGCGAGGGTCTGGTGCTCCACAAGATGGAGAACCCGATCGGCCGCTGCCTGACGGTCTGCGTCGCGAAGCACACGGTGGATGGCTACATCCGGGGTGCGTTCGACGACCTGATCTGGGCCCAGCTCGCACGCAACGAGGTGCAGATGCTGACCCTGGAGGGTATCCGGGACGCCATCGAGGCGCCGTTCGTCCTCCCGACGGACGTCGCGAACGTGGCGATCGGCCCCAAGGCTGTCATCCGCACGAACAACCCACAGGGTGCGCGTCGGCTTCCGATGGAGGTCTCCCCGCAGGCGTTCGGTGCCATCGAGCACTACGAGGCGGAGATGCACAAGGGTGCGATCTCCCCGCCCGCGCTGGGTGGTTCGATCGACGCCAGCGTCGTCACGGGCAAGGGCGTCCAGGAGCTGATGGGTGGCTACTCCCAGCAGATCGCCATGGACCAGCAGACCCTGATGGGCTTCTTCCGTGAGGCTGCCGCCGTGTGCATCCTGATGGACATCGCCCTGTGGCCGGATGTGAAGAAGAAGTGCGAGGGCGTCAAGAACGGCTCGGACTACGACTTCACGTACACGCCCGAGTCGGACCTCGAAGGCAAGACTGCGGTGGACGTCAACTACGGGACGAGCACGGGCATGGACCCGAACCGTCACGTGGTGTACCTGCTCCAGCTCCTGTCTGCCCAGTTGTACTCGAAGGACACGGTCCTTCGGCAACTGCCTGGCAACATCAACGCCACGGACGAACTCAGCAAGGTCGCCGTGGAGCAGTCCCGGGATGCGCTCCTGGCGGCTGTTCAGGGGATGGCCCAGTCTGTCGCTTCCCTGGCCGCCAACGGCGCACCTCCTGAGGTGATCTCGGAGGTGGTCTTCAAGGTGGCCGCATTCACGGACGCCCTGGAGAAGGGCGAGCCGATCGAAGAGGTCGCGAAGAAGATCTTCGCGCCTCCGGAGCCCGTCGAGCAGGCGCCGACTGCGGAGGCCGCCGTGGCCGAGGGCGCCCCGCCCGAGGATGCACTAGCGGCCCTCATGGGCGGCGGTGGTCCCGGTGGGGCACCTGCCGCTCCCGGCGGCGGCCCGGTAGACGCCAGCCAGCCCCCGGACACGGGTGCGCTGTCGACGTTCTTCGGCAACCTTCAGGGTGGTGGAGCGAACCTCCAGGCATCCGGCAAGATCAAGACACCCTTCTAGGAGGCATCATGGATGACGAGGATGAGACCCGGAGCATTGCTGCGGTCCCCGCGAACGTGTGGGACTTCATCTGCGCATTTGCGACCTTCGGCAAGGGTGTCGCTCAGGCGATCGTAAACGGCTGGGAGGTTGTGGAGATCACGGCCATCGCCGCCTCGACGAACCGGACTGAGCGTTTCGAGTTCAACCGTGAGGCGGGCCGAGACATCGAGGCCATCACGCGCGGAATCGAGGAGTGACGTGGCCAAGCAAACCATCCAAGGCCAGGCTGGCGGTTACCGCAAGCCGTCCAACCCTGCCGCAGTGAGCGGCCCTGGCGCCCTTGCCAAGCGCACGGACGGCACTCCCGCCATCGGCTCTGCCGGTGGTGAGGACTATGGCGACGCCCAGGCCCTGAAGGACCTTCAGCGTCAGGCACCTCTCCAGTCGAGTTCGGCAGGTGGTGGTGGCGCTCCTCCCGTGTCGCCGTCCGCACCTCGCCCAGTAGGGTTCGACGCACCGGGTGACGACTCCCCGGTGACGTCGGGCGCAGCGCTGGGCGCCGGTCCCGGGGCTGACGCCTTGGGGCTTGACCCGGACGCTGAGACCCGCAATCTGTCGGACGGCATGATGCAACTGATGCTGGCCGCCTCGCAGCGACCGAACGCTTCACCGTCCTTCCGCCGACTGGTGTGGAGGGGACTAGCAGCACGCATGTAGGAAGGTTGGTGTTCTAACGTGGCTTCATTCTGGGATCGCGTCTCTAGCGCCGTCGGCGCAGCCGCGCAGGTCGGCCTGAACGCAGCGAGTGGTGGGGGCCTGAACGTTCTCACCGCCGCCCTCGACTGGGCCAAGAACACTGACACCGTGCGGGATGCCGAGGGCTTCGGCAAGGCCGCCTTCAACTACGTGGGCAGCAACACGAACGCCATCCGGAACCTCCCGCAGGTCGCCGTCGGTTCCCCCACGCGCTGGGATGGTGGCAAGCTTCGCCTGGCCTCCGCCAAGGACACCGCGTGGAAGCCGATGGACGACCTCGTCAACAACAACATGAACGCCATCACCGGTGGCTGGGAGGCCCTCCAGGGCGTTCCTGTCGTCGGCCCCATTGCCGGTGCTGCTGGTGCGGGTGTCGCTGACGCCTTCGGTGCGTACAACGACTACGTCCTGGAGCCGGTCTTCAACTACATGAAGGCCAGCGACCGCCACTACGCGAACCTGAACACCCAGTTCCACAATGGCGACAAGTCCTTCGGGAACGCCGCCGAGCAGCTCGGGACACTTCTCGGCCTCGGTGGTCTGACCGGCGGTGACGACTTCCAGGAGGAGTACGAGAACGCCAAGCGTTACTCGATCGGCCAGTCGGTGGTCGCTCAGGCCACCAACAAGTTCTCGTACGACGAGGAGACCCAGCGTTGGGTCTCGCCCATCCTGGACGACCCCGAACAGGAGCAAGAGCGCCAGGAGTACTTCTCCAAGGGCTGGCAGCGCTTCTTCTCGGGCGCGATCGACGTGGCCGCGAACATCGGCCTGGACCCTGCGAACTACGTCCTGGGCGGTGCAGGGGCAGCCATCCGTAAGGGTACGACTGTCACGGCTGACGTCGTGGAGTCTGCCGCTCGCGGGTCGCGTGGCGCCGAGGCTTCCATGCTCGCGGATGACGCGCGCTGGGCCGAGACGACCGACGCCGAGCTGCTCACGGCTCGCAAGAACGCTGAGCTGAAGGATCTCCTCCGCGAGGAGGGTCTCCCCACGACGGGCAACAAGTCCGTCATGGTGGAGCGCCTCGCCGCGCGTGAGCGCAAGGTCCCCGAGTCTGCCAAGTTCGACCCCAAGCAGGGTGCGTACGTGCCTGAGGGCTCGGGCTTCTTCCAGAAGACCGACGCCAGCCTGCGGGCGCGAATCGGCCTCGACCCGGAGAAGAACTTCAAGGCGAACTACCAGAGGGTCACCGACTGGGTCATGGAGCACGGCGACCAGGCCGGTTCGATCGCTGAACTCAAGAGCCACCCGCTGATGCGCCAGCTCGACGACTCCGGCCCCGTGCTGGACGCGCTGGACACGGCGAAGAAGTACGGCGACCAGGCTGGCCTGGGCGACAACGAGATCCGTGGACTGCTGGATGACACGATGCTGTCCGCCATGGGTTCCACCCAGGCCACCGCTCGCGTGCAGAAGTTCTCGAAGAAGCTCTACGCCGACATGGCCGACATCGAGCGCTCGCTCGGTGAGGGTCGCAAGTCTGTGATGGCTTCGCCCTACATCCCGTTCAAGGACAAGCTGGCGGCGTTCGACACGGACCCGACGGTGAAGCTCCAGATCGAGGCCGTGGCGGATGACATGCGCCTCGCGTCCAAGAAGCTGGACACCATCCAGAACCAGGCCGTCGGCAAGGACGTGCGTGCGCACAACGCCCTTGGGCGTGGTCTGCGCGCAGCCCCTGGCGCCGCCGCTCGTGGTATCGACGAGGGCCTGACGAAGGCCATCCGGACCTTCCGCCCCAACGGGGCGGGCGGCCCCCGGGTGCACCTGATGACCGGTATCCGGCTGCCCAACACGCTGGACTTCGGTTCGCTGAACGTGGTGGAGGAGTTCAACCAGCACGCCGACTCTTCCATGGAGATCCTGCGCAAGGGTCGCCTGGAGTCCAGCAACGGTATCCTGGACGTGCCGGACGAGACCCTGGGCATGCTCGCCAAGTTCAAGGACGACTTCGCCAAGATCGAGGACCCGACCGGTCGTCGTGACGCGGACTCGCTCGCGGCGCAGCGCCGGGACGTCTTCCAGAAGTTCCAGGTCGCTACCCGCGACGTCATGGAGCACAAGTTGACTGCCCGCGTGATGATGAAGGAGCGCGCGGCTGGCC